TTTTCAAAAAACAATGACGGAACAAACGAGAAGTGATTTGATTTCGAGAATTATTGATTTGGAATACGAAATCACATCAGCAATAATAAATGGTCACAAACCCTCTGTTGACGATATTTTCCAAGAAAAAAGAAATGAACTGAATACTTTAAGATGTGTGATATTTGGCTACGAAAGTCAATTTTGTAAAAAAAATTTTGTTGATAGAAAATAATTTGTATCTTTGAAAAAATTCTGAAAAAATGAAAAAATTAATATTTTTTATTTCACTATCGAAAAAACTTTATTTATAAATATCCTATAATAAAAAAAGGGTCCCGAGGGGACCCTTTTATATTTTGGTTAGACCATATTATCTCAACTCTCTCAAATCGAATGTTCTAACACCATCAACTGTGATTCTACCGTAGAATCTGTTGTTAACCACCTTTTTAGCGTATCTAGTCATGATACCTTTGATTGGTGTGAAGTTGAATGGGTTATACATTGTTGGTGTAAGTTGTAAAGGTACATATGGTGCGTAAATGTAACCTGTGTCAAGTAAAGATGTTCCTTTGTGACCCAACAACAATTGGTTAGCTGGGAAGTAAGGGTCTCTATACACTTGATATCTACCTGCTAAAGTACCAATTCTTTCGATACCCATGTTGTATTGGTCTTGCTCAGGAGCTGCATTTGAAACGTGGAAATACTCCAAGTCATCAAAAATAGCACTGATTTCTGAAGATACAACAATCCAGTTTGCTCCACCTCTTAAAGTAGACTTGTGGATTTGAGCAGAAATTTGGTTGATAGCTGTGATAAGAGTTTGGTTCCAATCCTTCTGTGTGTAAGGAACTGCACCGATGCTGCTTAATCTCTTCCAACCGTTGTAATCCCATCTTAAGTTCCAAGCCGCAGCTTTTCTTAAGTCTCTGAGGATTTCTCTATCGATTTCTGCCGCAACTTGCTCAGAAAGTAAAGCTGTCAATTCAGCTTCAGCATCGATATTGTGGAAAGCCGCAACGTCTTGTGCCATTTCTGGAGACCATTGTGCTCTTAATTTTCTTTCAGTTACAGAAACTGTTACTGACATAAGGTCAAATGAAACCTCACCAATCTTATCTTCGAACTCAAGGTTCTTGTAGATTTTGTAAGTTCCTGTGAACGCGTTAGCTACAGCTGTAGATGAAGAGAAAGAAGAACCTGTGTAACCGTCGAGTGAACCACCACAAGAGATACATACAGGAACCTGTAAGTCTACCTCAAGATAGATTTTACCCTCAACATCACAAAGGTCATCATACTGTCCGCCACCAGTCTTGGAACTTGGCCAAGGAGCGTCAGCATTGTTATTTCCGTACTGTACAATACCTTTACCATATCTTTGAGTTACAACTCTGAAAAGATAGTTGTTAGAAGTATTTGCAGAAGTATAGACGTTTGTAGAAACACCTCTGATTTGTAAATCAGCAAGGAAAGATTCGTTATCGATTGGGTTACCGTCTGGACCAATCAACTTACCAGCACCATCAGATGCGAAACCTGACATAACTATGAGAACTTTTCTATAGTTATCGGTTGTATAAGCTGAAGGAACAAGAGAATCTCCAACCCAAGCTACAGTTACTACTGAGCCTGTGATTGCTGACCACTCTCCTTTAGAATAGTCGTAAAGACCTGGAGGGTCTAAAGCTGGTTCATTACCTTCATAAAATCTATCATAAAGGTCTTTAGTGTTGTTGTAGTCATAACCATCGTTTGGTACTTGACCTGCAGTTGCATTTGGTGCTCCGTAAGGTGCCCAGTGTGTAGCGTTGTTCGCTGTTTCAGTCTCATAAGACTGAATGTTAGGTACAAAATAGAACAATTTACCGATTGGTAAGTTCATAGCTTGTACAGATACGATATCGTTAGCCAACAATTTAGAGAAAACTCTTCTTACGATTGGAAATACAACAGTTTCAAATGCACCTGTGTCAGATGTAGATGAAGCTTCGTTGATTAAGTAAGATGCTTGGTTCTCATAAAGTTGAGCAACGTTCTCTTTAAGGTGACCTTTAAGACCCTCAAGGAATCCTAATTTGTCCCATTTGTTGATAGTGTCTTCTTTGATAACTTTAAGGTGCTTAAGACCGATGTTACCAACAAGACCTGATTCTAATAATGCTCCCATTTTTTTGAGTATTTTAGTTTTAGTTTATTAATTTTTTAACCAATCTTTGACATCAAATCTCTCATTCTCAAGAATTGAGGATTTTCGTATGTTTTAGATTCGATTAATGTTGTCGCAGAACCTGAAGAAACTTGCTTGTTAATTTTATTTTCTACAGTTTCGTTGATTGATTTTGTTTCACTTTTTGAAAGTTCTTCTTTGATAGACTTGTAAAGATTTTTGGATTCTTTCAAGCTTTCTACAGAGTCAAATCTTCTCAAAATGTTTATTTTTTCTTTTTTAGTTGTTGAGTGTTCAGTGAAAAGTCTAGTAGCGTAAGCCAAATTGGAATTGAAGATTGCAACTTCATTCAATTTGTCTCTGAACACGTTCAATGCTTTTCTATACTCTTCATTTTTTTCTCTCAATAGACTAACTTCTTCTTGTAAACTTTCTTTGATATTGATATTGAATTTTGAGTGAGCTCTTGGTTTTGCAAGTCCTCCTTTTCTGAAATATTTTCCATTTCCTAAAGTTCTTGCTGCTTCTTTTGTCTCAGCCTTCTTTACAATTTTTTAGCGTTTCCAGTTCCTACAGATTTAGGACCTTCCTTCATTTTTTCGTTGAATCCACCTTTGGTTTTTTCATAAGAAAATTTCGGACCATGTCCTTTCTTTTCACCTTTAACACTTACTTTTTTTGCCTTTTTGTGGTTGTAAGCTTCGTCCAAACCTGATTCTTGGTCGTCGTCATCATCGTCGTCACCTGATTCTTCGCCCATTAAATCATCGTCGTCGTCACCTGATTGTTCCATGAATTCGAACTCCTCTTCTGAATCTTCATCAGACTCGTCTTCGGAATCCATATCCATATCAAATTCTTCAGTGTCAGATTCTTCGTCAGAATCCATAGACATCATTTCATTATCTGAGCCCATTTCAAAATCGTCAGTGTCATCGAATTCGATTTCATAAACCATTTCTTCAAGGTCACCGTCTTGACCATCCATCTCTTCAAGTGAGTCGTTTTGGAAATTCATTTCTTCCAAATCGCCACCATCTTTACTGAAAATAGCATTAATTACATCTTCAGTGCTTGCTTCTTCTTCCATGTTGTGATACATTTCTTCCATGTTTGATTGTTGTTCATTTAGGTCATCTACTGACTCACCCATTTTTACAAGATACTCTGTATCAGCTTCATTATCTTTGAGATGAATGTCTTCACCATCTTTCTTAACGATGATTCCGTCATCCTCACCCATAGCTTTGAAGACTCTTAAGATTTCCTCGTCAGATGCGTCTGTCAAGTCGATTGGACTTTCTTCAGAATCTATGTCCATGTCCAACTCAACGTCGTCCATTTCCATTTCATCTTCATTATCTGTTTCCATGTCGTCAGACTCTTCATCTTCCATGTCCATGTCAACATCTGCTTCAACCTCATCCATAACAGCTTGTTCGGAAAGAGATTCTTTTACTAATTGGTTGATTTCTTCCTTCATTGTAGAAGCAAGTATTCCTTTTGCATTTTCGGCGATAGCCTCTTCAACTTGTTTCATTTGAATGAGCGCCTCTTGTACTAGTGATTTATTTTCTTGCATACGAAAATATTATTATTTTTAACTTATAAATAGTGGCAAAAACAAAAAAAGTTAGTAATCATTATACGGTGACGTAACTTTTTTCTTGTTGTTGAAGAATCGTTGGAAATTTATTAGTCTGTTGCGAAATCCAATTTTCGACTGATGTGTAAGAATTATCGACCAAAATGTAACTTGAAGTTGCGGATGTTGTTTGGTCTTTTAGAGTAATGTTGTAACAAGTGTTTGACGATGCGTTGTTAACAACCACCGTTATATTCGGGGACACAATTGCAATTTGTTGAAGGTCTTCTCCTGTACCCTCCATATAGGAAAGACAGTTTGACCAAGTTGATGCATTAACCAATCTTAATACTGTGTCTTGACCTGATTTACTTGTTACGTAGAAATACATGGATGATTTTTGTAATAAATATCATCCATTAAATAAAAAAGTGGTCAAAGACCACTTATTTTATTACTTCATCAATTTTGCTTTCCGATACCGAGGTGATTCTCCAATCGTGAGAAAAACTCTCGTATCTCTTTGTAACCTTTGCTTCTACATCGGTCACTGAAAAACCTTTAACTAATTTTTCCTCTTTGATTTTTTTTATTTTTCCTGAATTTTCATCAGGGAGGTCATAAGTAATTTTTGCAACAAAAAATTTTTCGTCCATAGATTAAATTATTTACTCAAATAATGAGTCAATTTTTTCATTAAATCAATAGATTTACCAACTTCTTGTTCTTTAACCTTTTCAAGTTTTTCTTCTTCCAAGTTTTCCTCATATTTTTCTCTATCATCTTTGTTAGAAAAAAGATATGCACCAGGTGTTGAGGGTGATGAGACCAAATCAAAACAAATTAATTCAAAGTCATCTTGAACTTCATTTCTTTCCCCAACCTTTTTCAGAGAACCTACGCCTCTCGAAGATATACCCAAAGTTACACCTTGTCTCATAAGATTTGCCGCCACATCACCTTTAGATGATACTATACCTCTTTCATGGAAGCCAGGTGTTGTTAACAACTTTAATTTACCCATTAGGATATTTTTATCCCACCATATATCTGTGATAAGATGTGACACTCTATCCAAATCAATCAATGATGATTCAGGGTGATTTAATTCAGATGTTGAAAGCCCTTTAGAAATTGCCGTTTTGTATTTATCAGCCTCTCTCTTCAGAATGGGTTCAGGATAAAATCTACCATTTCGGTTTGGTGTATTGTATTTTTGTAGTACAGCATAAAACTCAAAAGGATTACGATAATCCAAGTTTTGTGATTCTCTCAAAATTTCCAAGTTAAGTTTGTCTTTAGGAGAAACAAAACCTGCATCCATCTCGATTAATATCCCGTGTCCAAGTTCATTTGCCTCTAATATTCTCAATTGTTTCATGGGCTTTTTGTAATAAATATTGAGATAAATTACTTTTATCTTTTGGAGGTTGAAAACACGAAATATTGATTGTCTACTATATTTTCTTTGAATATGTTTTTAACGATTTTTTTTACAGAGTCTTTTACTTCAATTGATTTGAAATCAGTTTCACAGTTTACGAATAAATTTACTTCCAAATTGAAAAAGGATTTTTTTCCGTGAGATATCCCGCTTGTTCGTAAATCCAAATCAACTATACTGTTATCTTTAAAAATTGTTGGTGAGATTGAATTATAAACTGAATGTTTTATTTCTCTACTCAAATTACATACGACTCTATTCCAATTATCGTATTCAAATTTCGGGGTGACCCATGATTGTATGTTTATGTATACAGATTTTAAATTTTTTGAGTCAACTGTTCCATATATTGACTTTATTGGGTTGAATAGATTCAACTTTACACTTTTTCCTTTCTTCATTAAATTTCATATTATCGAAGTTTATTTTGATAAAAATAGGTC